CTACATTACAGGATCGCACTATGTATATCTCACTTGGACAAAGATCGACGTGGGATCACCAGATTTTAGGCAGGCAAACAGAATCTTTTACTACTTTTGGGAGGCGTGCAAGGCAGATAGGAGATCTTATGGAATGTGCTACCTCAAGAATAGACGGTCTGGGTTTAGCTTTATGGCGTCCTCAGAGACTGTTAACTTGGCAACAACTTCCAAGGACTCTAGATTTGGTGTCTTATCTAAGACTGGAGCAGATGCAAAGAAGATGTTTACAGACAAGATTGTACCCATATCAATCAATTATCCATTTTTCTTCAAACCCATACAAGACGGTATGGAACGACCGAAGACGGAGCTTTCCTATAAGATACCGTCAAGAAGACTTACCAGAAATGCCATCAAAGAGACCTATAGTCAGGAGGAATTTGGGCAGGGGCTCGACACAACAATCGATTGGAAGAACACGGGCGACAACTCGTATGATGGAGAGAAGTTACAACTCCTCGTCCATGATGAATCGGGTAAATGGGAAAAGCCGGACAATATACTCAACAACTGGAGGGTCACAAAAACGTGCCTCAGGCTTGGAGCACGAGTAGTTGGTAAGTGTATGATGGGATCTACATCTAATGCTTTAAGCAAAGGTGGAGATAGTTTTAAAAAATTATTTTATAATTCAGATGTCACAAATAGAAACCGCAATGGCCAGACTACAAGTGGATTATATTCTTTGTTCATACCTATGGAGTGGGGATATGAAGGGTTTATTGACAAGTACGGGTATCCTGTCTTCGAAACACCATCAGATCCGGTTGAAGGAATTGATGGAGAAAAGATTTTTACGGGAGTCATTGATCATTGGGAAAATGAGGTAGAAGGATTAAAAAGAGACAGCGATGCTTTAAATGAATATTACAGACAATTTCCAAGATCTGAAAAACATGCGTTTAGAGACGAAACAGTTAATTCACTATTTAATTTAACTAAAATATACGAGCAAATAGATTTTAACGAAGAAATGGCTATGAAAGGTTATGTTGTTCGTGGAACTTTTGCTTGGCAAAATGGTATAAAAGATACTAAAGTTATATGGGTTCCTAGTAAAAATGGTAGATTTAAAATATCATGGATACCACCAGATAATATACATAATAATATAATTACAAAAAACGGTATTAAATATCCAGGTAATGATGGCCTTGGAGCGTTTGGTTGTGATAGTTATGATATTAGCGGTACTGTTGGTGGCGGTGGATCTAATGGAGCTCTTCATGGATTAACTACTTTTTCTATGATAAATGATGTACCTAATACAAAATTTTTCTTAGAATATATAGCAAGACCACAAACAGCAGAAATATTTTTTGAAGAAGTATTAATGGCATTAGTTTTTTATGGTATGCCTATACTTGCAGAAAATAATAAACCAAGATTATTATATCATTTAAAAAGAAGAGGTTATAGAGGTTTTTCTATGAACAGACCTGATAAACTATTAGGTAATTTATCTAAAACAGAAATAGAATTAGGTGGTATACCAAATACATCTGAAGATATAAAACAAGCTCATGCAGCTGCTATTGAATCTTACATAGAAGATTATGTAGGACGTAAAGAAGAAAATCACGGTAATATGTATTTTCAAAAAACTTTAGAAGACTGGGCACGTTTTGATATATCTCGTAGAACATCTCATGATGCATCTATAAGTAGTGGACTTGCAATTATGGCTTGCAGAAAACATATGTATAGACCAAATGTAGAAAGAACAAATAAAAAAATAGATTTTCGTTTTGCTAAATATAAAAACGAGGGATCAATGAGTAAGATAATACAATAAATATGGCAATAACAACAGGACAACTTCCTACACAATTTCCGAGTCAAGCTGTCTCAGATGAAGAAAAAATGTCTTCTGAATATGGTCTATCGGTTGGAAGAGCCATTGAACAAGAGTGGTTTAATAAAGATAGTAATCCAGGTATGTATTATCAAACCAATGAAGAGTTTCACAGGTTAAGATTATACGCAAGGGGTGAGCAGTCTGTAAAAAAATACAAAGATGAATTTGCTATAAATGGTGATTTATCTTATTTAAATTTAGACTGGAAGCCTGTACCTATTATTCCTAAATTTGTAGATATAGTTGTTAATGGAATGCAAGATAGGCTTTTTGACATCAAAGCCTTTGCGCAAGATCCTGTAGCTACAAAAGAAAGAACTAACTACGTTAAAAAAGTAGAAAGAGATATGGCATCTCAAGAAGTTCTAGGAGTTATAGAACAAGAGCTTGGAGTTAATGCACGTAATATACCTAAAGATGAAGTTCCTGCTAGCACAGATGAACTAGAGGTTTACATGCAATTAAATTACAAACAGGGTATAGAAATAGCTGAAGAACAGGCTATTAATAATGTTTTTTTAACAAACAAATATCCAGAATTAAAAGAGCGAGTTGATTATGATTTAGCTGTACTTGGAATAGGTGCTGTTAAAAATACTTTTAATAATACTGATGGTATAAAATTAGATTACGTAGATCCAGCTGGACTTGTTTGGTCTTACACTGAAGACCCTAACTTTGAAGATTGTTATTACTTTGGTGAAGTAAAAAGAATATCTGTTAACGAACTTAAAAAACAATTCCCAAATTTACCAAACGAAGAAATAGCTGAATTTGTTAAAAAAGGTTCTAACTGGGTTGATTATAATAATAATTGGTTTAATAATAACTTTAATAGTGAAATAGATAATAATAATACGCTTACTGTATTATATTTTAATTGGAAAACTTGGGAAAACAATGTTTATAAAATTAAAGAAACATCTACAGGTGCTGATAAAGCTATATTAAAAGATGATCAATTTAATCCACCACAAGATAAAAGAACAAGATTTGAAAGAGTAGCACAAGCTAGAGAAGTCATATACGAAGGAGCTTACATATTAGGTAGCAATATATTACTTAAATGGGAAAAAGCAAAAAATATGATACGTCCTAATTCAAATACTAATAAAGTATTAATGAATTATACAGTATCAGCTCCTAGAATGTATAAAGGATGTATTACATCTCTTGTATCTAAAATGACACCTTATGCTGATTTAATACAATTAACACATTTAAAATTACAACAAACTATTCAAAGAATGGTTCCATCAGGTGTATTTTTAGATGCTGATGGTATTGCTGAAGTTGATTTAGGCAATGGTACTAATTACAATGCTCAAGAGGCTCTTAACATGTATTTTTCAACAGGTTCTATTATTGGTAGATCTTTAACAGTTGAAGGTGATACTAATCCAGGTAAAGTACCAATACAAGAATTACCAGGTACTCAAGGTAATCAAATACAGATATTAGTAGCTGCTTATAATCAGTATCTTCAAATGATAAGAGATATTACTGGTTTAAATGAAGCTAGAGATGGTTCTGATCCAGATCCAAAAGCATTAGTTGGAGTACAAAAATTAGCTGCGGCAAATAGTAATACAGCTACAAGACATATATTATCATCAAGTATGTATATAACATTAGCTCTAGCTGAGGCTATATGTTTAAGATTTAAAGATGTATTAGAATTTCATCCAACAAAAGAAGCTTTTATAGGATCTCTTGGTAGATTTTCAGTAGGATCATTAGAAGAAATGAAAAATTTACATCTACATGATTTTGGTATATTTTTAGAATTAATGCCTGATGAAGAAGAAAAATCTTTATTAGAAGCTAATATACAAGCTGCATTATCACGAGATAGTATTAATTTAGAAGATGCTATTGATATACGGGAAATAAAAAATCTTAAACTTGCTAATCAAGTACTCAAGATAAGACGTATTAAAAAACAACAAATAGATCAACAAATGGCTCAAGCAGCTAGTGTTGCTCAAGCTGAAGCTCAAGGTGCTGCACAAATACAAATAGAAGAAGCAAAAGCACAAGCAGAACAAGTTAAAACAGAATCTAAAATTCAATATAGACAAGCTGATATTGAGTTTGAAATTAAAAAATTAGAAGTAGAAGCTCAAACAAAAAGAGAGCTCATGCAGTTTGAATACGATTTAAATGTTAAATTAAAAGCTTTAGAATTAGAAGCTCAAAAAGAATTAGTAGAAAAACAAAGTGAAACAGCTGTTGAAGTTGCTAATTTAAAAACATCTACTAAAAGTTTATCAGGACCACCACAAACAGGTAAGCCAGCTAAATCGTTTGAATCAAAAGGTAATGATGTACTAGGTGGTATTGATTTATCAAGATTTGAACCTAAGTAAAGATTAAATTATTTTATTATATATTATTATGGAAGAACAAGAAAAAGTACAAGTTAAGGTTGTTGCAGACGATAGTCCAGCACCTACAAAACAAGAACAAGAAGCTGCAGTATTAGACCAAGCAGTAGAAACCGGGGAAGTTGCATCTGAATATGGTTTACAAGACGATGGTGTTTATAAAATTAATTTAGATAAACCTCCCGTACAAAAACAAGAAGAAAATGCCATTCAAGAGCGAGAAACAAAGGAAGTATCTGTGGGCGAACAAGCCGGAGATAGCCAAGAAGTGGACAAAGAGGTACGGGAGCAATCCGATAACAAAAGCAGCACCGTTCAAACTGAAGAAAAAGTATTAGAACAAACTGATTCACCTTTAGAGTTAATTAAAGAAGATGAAGAGGTTGTAGTTAAAGAAGAAAAACCTTCTATAACAACAGAACAAAAAGAAGAAGTTAAGGAGGCTGAAAAACAAATGCTTCCTGAAAACGTAGAAAAACTAGTTACATTTATGGAAGAAACTGGTGGTTCTTTAGAAGATTATGTTAATCTAAATAGAGACATTAGTAAGTACGATAATGTAACACTTATGCGTGAATATTATAAAAGTACAAAACCTCATTTAAACCAAGATGATGTTGAGTTTTTACTCAATAAAAATTTTAGTTATGATGAAGAGGCGGATGATCCGTCAGAAGTTAAAGCTAAGCAATTAGCTTTTAAAGAAGAGTTATTTAATGCTCAAAACCACTTTACTACAAGTAAGGAAAAATACTATGCTGATCTTAAGTTAAGAAAGCAAAATGAAGTTGCTCCTGAATATAAAGAGGCTTACGATTATTATAATAACCAAAAGCAATTAATAGAAGAAAGTGAGAAATTACAACAAGATTTTTTAAGTAAAACAGATAAAGTTTTTTCAGACGATTTCAAAGGTTTTGATTTTAGCGTTGGA